GTTAGGGACTTATTCTTCCATGTAACCATATACATCCTCTAAAACTTGCCTGACTCCCTCCCTATCAAGAGTGTCACCATCAAAGGGTATTTTGCTTTTTGCTTTATATATTTTGATTGATTCATCAAATACTTTCTTGGTTGGGTATTTGCCGTTTTTAGTTAAAGGATAAACTCCTCCTTTTGCATAAAAACTTTTGACATAGCTTAAAAAGTTCATACTACCTCATCTATTTAATTGTTAAAGTTAATTCCAGAGACTAAAATCCCTGACAAAATTCCTCCGGCTTTTCTGAAAATTCCTCCGGCTTTTCTGAAAATTCCTCCGGCTTTTCTGAAAATTCCTCTGGCTTTTCTGAAAATTCCTGACAAAATTCCTCCAGACTTCCAATGTCAGTTTCAAGCTCATCCCAATCGAGCAAGTCTTGTATAGTTTCATCCATGTTAGTTTCTCCTTTTTGGTTTAAATTAAAATTTATCAACAAATATTATATGATCTGAGCAAAATTCCTCACCTCCATCTAAACAAATAAATCCACTTTCTAAGTCCTTCCCACAAATTGAACATTCGCCAGTTTGTTGCTCTGCAAAATAATCGACTTCAAAGTCAATAAAATGATTGTCATTTTCATCAACTCCGCCTTGCCTAGCGAATCTATCTTTATCTAATTTTATTTTGATAGTTTCCATATTTACCTTTTGGTTGTGTTTACTTATTGGCAAGTTAATTCCTACCATAAAAGCCACTTGAGAAAATGGCTTTTAGTTAGGAACTACTTTCTAAAAAAGGCAGGAACGTCTTTCCTGCTAAAATCATATCCTAATCTTTTTAAGTCCTTAACATAAGACCATTTTTCTTGTCTTAATGTATCAACAATTTCCTCATGTTTTTTTAACATAAGTTGAACATCTTCCAATGAGTTTATTAAGATTATTTCCTCATTTGAGGCACAATAGGGGGGAGTTAGTTTTATGTGTTCTTTTGGCTTTCCTGAAATGTTCTTATATTCTTGTTGCATATTCACCTATTTATTAATGTTACTTATTGGCAAGTTAATTCCTACCATAAAAGCCACTTGAGAAAATGGCTTTTAGTTAGGAACTAAAACCTCCTGTATGAGCTTTTTTCCGGTCTAGTCCATACTGAAAAGTTTGATCTAAACTGTTCATTACTTAAACCAGAAAAAACAAAGTCTTTTCCTGCTTTTGTTAAAGACTTTGCTATTTCTTCCGGACTATCGTTTTCACCATACCAACCGGATTCAAAATTATTTGGTTCAGGACTGAAACCCATACCAAAAAGGGTTTTATCAATGTCAAATAAATTGACTTGCTCGCAATTATTCAAAAGATATTCGTTTATATACTCCTCTGCAATTGCTTCGTCTTCTTCAATTTCATCACCTCCCACAACTTCGCATTCATTAAATAAAAAATAGTAAGGTTTCCAACTGTAACAGTCCCCAACAACTCTATAACATTTACTGGTTTCACAACTTTGAATCCATTCATCACTCCACTGAAGTTCATAACCAATTAACTCAAGATACTTTTGAATGTTTTTGCTTATTGGGTTCCAATTAGCAAAAGCAATTTGGCTTTTCCCCTCCGGTAAACTGTAACCCTTTTCTCCATAGTCGGAACACTCCTCAAGATAATGGACATCTCTTAAATTGTTTAATATTACTCTTGTTTTTTTGTCTGTAACTAGCATATTTACCTATTGATTAATGTTTACTATTGGTAGATTAATTTCCACCATAGAACGCACTTTTTCAAATGCGTTCTAGCTGGGAACTAATCAAACATTTTTCCACCTTGAGATACTATTTCTTCCAAGTATTGATTAGCTAACATTTTAGAAGCGTGTTCCCTAAGTTCTTTAGGAAATTGTTGATACCATTTATAACCTTGTGTGCCAAAGTCGGAATGATACTTTTTTGCTCCTGCATCTACTAAATACATCCACAATTTAGGGGCTTTATCGTGGTCATAATCATTGCGTTTTAATCTACGTTGCACATTTTTTACTATAGGAATGATTCTCTGATTGTATAAAGTCTCATCGTTTTCTATAAACAAAATCAACTCATCACATTCTTCTTCAAGTTTGTCTAACATAAAATTAGTATTCATCCTTGTCTCCTTCTGTTTGGGTTAGATTAGACTGTTAAATACAGTCTTTATTTACTGTATTAATTATAACTGGTTTTGCAAGTATTTGTCAAGCTTTTTATTTAAATAATGCAAAATAAATGCATTTATTTTACAAATAAGTTAATAAATAAGTAAATGACTGCCAGAGTATGTAGATGATCCAATGCAGGAAAGTAAAAAAATGAATGCTAATATATAGAGTGTTGTCTCTTATTACGTTCTGGCTCGATTTGAACATCCAAATCTGGAAGGAATACCAAAAAAAATGAAGGAATAACAAGAAACACCGCAAAACACGTTTAGTGAAAACCTTGCGTATCTTGCTGTTATTATTAAAGAATAAGATAAAAAAAAGAAGACTTTGAGGGATTACATGGGGGGGTAATAATCGGGAGAAATGGAAACCTTGCGTATCTTGCTGTTTTTATTGTACTTTATCGTTTTTTGTTTATCAGTTATACTTAATATAGATATTATAAATAAAATAAGTAATAATATCAGTTAGTTAGGTTAGTTTGACAGGCGTGTGTAGAAAAGAGTAATAATATCAATCATTTAATAAAATGGGTTATACTTTAAGGGGGGGGGCATGGTATTTCTTAATAAATGGCTTTTTTTTTGGTGGATTCTTTAACAATAACAACAAACTACGCAAGGTTTTGGAGTTGTCGCTTTTAGTGGCATCTCTTGGTTTTTCTTAACCTTTTTGGGAGTTTCTTATTTATTTGAGGGTTTTTATGGCTGGAAGGAAAATAACGAAGGAAAGACGGTTGGCGCAGGATGAAAAGTTGGCGGACGGTTCTCCATTTTGGGACGTTCTCTTTTTAGCTATTGGAGTGCAGGGAATGTCACTTGCTGAGTTTTGCAAGTTGGAAAATGTAGAATATACAAAAGTAAATTGGCGTTTGAAAGTGTCTGAAGACCTGCAAGATAGATACGTACAGGCAAGAAAAGAAAGAGCCAACCAAAATTTGGAACGCATTTCTGATTTGTCGGAACAAGTCTTGATTGACCCGAAAAATAGCAATGCGTACAAAATAAGCTACGAAATGAAGAAGTGGCAGGCTCAAGTGCTAGACCGTGCAGTATTTGGTGAGAAGGTGGAGCAAAATGTAAATATGAACATTGACTTAAATTCTACATACCTAAACCAACTCAAGAACCTAATGACAAACAAGCCTGAATTAATTGATGAAAGTAAAAAACATTGCCAAACTATCGAACATCAAGGCTAACTTGCTGTAATCATTGACAAATAATGTGATGGTTTATCCGATGACATGAAATAAGTTAACATAATATTTATTATGTTAACTTAATTTTTGACCCCCATCGATTATATTTTGGGAGGCTGGTCGTGGATGACCCCTATCTCCGTCAAACGCCACATCCCAAAATTTTTTAATTTTTTTCTGAAAAACTTTTTTTATGACTCAGGAAGAGCAATTAGCAGAAGCATTCAAGAAATTCCAACTCCGCTACATCAACGACCCAGTATTATTTGTCAAGGACGTTTTAGGTTTGACTCCAGACACATGGCAGGAACAGGTCTTAAATTGGGTCGCACATGGAAAACGTAGAATAAGTGTCCGTTCTGGACATGGAGTAGGAAAAAGTTCGTGTGCATCATGGTTAATGATCTGGCATCAGCTAACTAGGTTTCCCCAGAAGACTGTTGTAACAGCACCAAGTCATTCTCAGTTGCATGATGCTTTGGGAGCGGAGGTTAGGAAGTGGATCACGGTATTACCAGACGTATTAAAGGATCAGTTGGAGGTATTCACGGAGCAGATACGTTTAAAGGCGGCTCCAAGTGAGAGTTTCATCAGTTTCCGAGTTTCTAGGCCGGAAAAGGGTTCTGCGGAGGCCTTGCAGGGAGTCCATTCTGACTATGTGCTATTGGTGGTAGATGAAGCATCCGGAATAAATGACGCTATTTTTGAAGCAAGTGCAGGTTCGATGTCAGGTGAGAACGCAACCACTATCCTTTTGGGGAATCCGGTGCGTGGTCAGGGGTTCTTTTATGACACACACAACAAGTTAAGTAAGAACTGGGAGACTTTGACTGTCAACTGTGAGGACTCTGCGAGGGTGAGCAAGGATTTTGTACAGGACATTGCGAATCGTTATGGTTCAGACAGCAACCAATTCCGTGTAAGAGTACTTGGAGAGTTCCCATTAGCAGATGATGACGCAATCATTCCAAGACATTTAGTTGAGAGTGCAGTTGCGAGGGATGTTGAGAACATTGGAGGATCAGTAACGATTGGAGTTGACGTTGCTCGTTTTGGTAGTGACTCAAGTGCAATCTGTTTGCGTCAGGGCAACAAGATATTAGGAGATGGAGTAAAGACTAAGCGTGGATTAGACACAATGCAGGTAGTTGGGTGGGTACGGAGTGAGATTGAGGGTTTAAAGAGCAAGAACTTGGAGGTTGGGGATGTCTGCATTGACAGTATAGGTTTGGGAGCAGGAGTAGTGGATAGATTATTGGAGGAGGGTGTTGATGTTCGTGGGGTTAATGTAGGAGAGTCACCTTCTATTGCAGGGAACTACTTAAATTTACGGACGGAGTTATGGGAGAAGTGCCGTTTATGGTTTGAGGGGTTGGATGTGGTGATTCCGAATGATGAGGGATTAATTATGGAGTTATGTTCAGTAGGATACGGATTTTCTTCAACCGGAAAGACCAAAGTTGAGTCGAAGGATGACATAAGGAAGCGTTTGGGGAGTTCTCCGGACAGTGCGGATGCACTTATATTAACATTTGCGAGTTATGCAAGTCGAAACGCTTCAAAGTCATGGTCAAAGCCATTAATTCGTGAAATGAGGGGCATTGTTTGATCTTTTATCTTGATCCTGCCCTGTTTTTCAGAGATTTTTACAGTAAATACAGGACTCTAAAAAATAGATGCTACCACCAAAGTATATTAATTGGAGAAAGGGTATGGAACTGGTCACTTTGTATGAATATAAGACAAAGGACGGATACAGGGGTTCTATAGTGCAATTAAGACAAAAAAAGGAAGAGATTGGCACAAACTGACGCAGAGATAAGACAGCAGACAGCAGACATGGAAGCGGAGCAGATTAGGCTTGCTGGAGACACTGCAATGGATGTCACAGAACTGGAGGGTATAGTTGCAGGTCTTATTGATGAAGCAGTTGATTACATTGATCTCTCTGAATCTCCAGATCGCATTGTAGCAAGCGATTACTTCAATGGAAGACCATTTGGCAATGAAGAGGATGGTCGCTCTCAGGTGGTGTCTAGGGATGTCAGGGACACAATCGCTTTAATGATGCCCCAGATTATGAGGACATTCTTTGGTACACAGAGAGTTGTGGAGTACCAGCCACGTTATCCCGAAGATGTGCCAAATGCGGAACAAGCTAGTGATTACGTCAATCAAGTTGTTTTAGGTACAGACAATCCAACCTCATTCCAGACTTTC